CACAACCTCCTCAATATCTTTGTTTTGAGGTGGCAACTTACCCATATCATAGTTATTTCTTTCAGCCATTGTCTTTGTGTATTCTTGTGAAAATTGGCCCGTTCTCTGAGCTTTTAATCTCTTTCTGTTTTTCCTTCCATCTAAATAACCATGTTTGACAAGCGGCCTTCCAGTCTTTCATTGACTGTTGACCTACCTTCCACCCTTTACTATCGTAATGAGCAATGAATTTCTGGGCTATGTTTTCCTCGACCAATCCTATTTCTTTAAAATGATTTTTCAATTCTTCTAAAGTAGGCTTTGAAAAAGCCGCTCTTTTCTTATCATTCTGTACATTCTTATTCTTCTTTAGATGTGTTACGTTGCTGTCACGTAGCTGTTCCGTAGTGGTTACGTTGCTGTCACGTAGCTGTTCTTCTTCAATATCATTATTCTGATAACTATCAAATTTACAAATAGTTATAATAGAAAACTTGTTGTTACTTTCTATTGAAATTTGCCCAGATTCTTCAAATTTTTGTAGATGTTTATAGATTGTACTTCCATCAATATTTAATTCTTCCTCAGCCTTAAATCGTCCAAAAATAAGCTGCCCTCTTTTAACCTCAACAGTCATAAAACCTGTACCGGACTTTATAGCCATAAATGAATCTTTAAAATTCGCCTTAAGCAAAAGCCAAACCCAAATTTTTAATGAGGTGGGATTAGCGAAGCAAAAGCTATCCAGTATATCTCGATGTAGTTTAACCCAGCTCAATTTGAATGAATTTTATTATGGCATGCCTTGCATAATGTTAAGCCATTGTCAACGTCAAACCGTAATTCTTTAAACTTGGAAAATTCCTTTATGTGGTGCGCATGTAAAATGCCTCCATATTGACCGCATGTTTGGCNGGTATAGTTATCTCTGGAAAAAACAGATGTGCGCCACCACGCCATTTTATCACTATTTCTAATGGCCTTATTTTCAGGTGTTATGCCACCCTTATAGTTCCAATGATACCGCCCGGTTTTAGGGTTATATTTCGCCCATTCCCTTTCAATATCAGCTATTATTTTGTTATAAATATACCTTATCGTTTCATTTATGTTGAATGGGCGGTCATTCACAAATGATAGAATAGCCTTAAAAAGAATACCGGCATCCTCATTTGATAATGAGGCTATATCATTAATCAAATCGCAATAAAGAATAAACGACTTTTTACCTGTCATAAAAAAACAAGCGACATCAGGGGCCCGAAACAAGTATCACCCGGAGGCAAGAATAGTTTTTCCCCTGACGCGCTATATTCTAAATAAGTTTTTGAATCTTCATGGATGATAAATATTTCGGTAGCGCAAACATATTATTATTTTCAAATGGTATGCAATTTGTAATGAGAAAAAATATCCACATACCGAATGTTAATAAAAGTAATACTAAAACTTGGAAGTATGGAATTAAGTAATACTTTTGCAGCATGAAGGATAAGAAAAAATATAAGCAAGACCCTCCAATAGGAGTGAGGTTAAAACCGGATTTGCTATATATACTTAATCGGTATGCAGCGAAGAAAAAAATAAAAAGGCATGCCGTTATAGTGTCGGCAATAGCAGATTATTTAATAAAGTAACAAACCAAAGGGAGAGCCGGAGAAGGGTAGCAAATTCTAAAATTGGTTGTTTGCTCAACTGAAATTAGAATCCGAAGGACCGGTATATTTTAAAACAAATTTACAATGCTCGATACAAAACACTTTGAGAGACTAGCAGATGATTTTCAAAAACAAGCAGATGTTTGTTACGAGGAAATGAACAAGGCCGATAACGTTACGGAAAAATTACGCTGGTTGACAAAAGGCAATCAGCTAATGGATTGCATGAAACAACTTTTAAAAACTTGTATTAAAGTATCTCAAAAATAAAAATCATGGCAGAAGAAAACGAAGAATCGGCATCCTTACAGGTAGTATCAAACGATGCGCTATCCCTTATTACTAAAGCAGAAATTGACGCAAGTGTCGCAACAGCAAAAGCATTTCCCCGCTCACTAACAATGTTTAAGCAGCGGGCTATGAGTATGGCAACATTCAGCGAAGATGTTGCTGCTTCATGCTCGTATTCACTTCCTCGTGGCGGAAAACCTATTGACGGGCCCAGCGTGAGGCTTGCCGAAATAGTTTGCTCGGCTTATGGTAACATAAGGGCTGGCGCTAGAATCATTGCAAATGACGGCAAAACTATTACTGCACAGGGTATTTGCCATGACCTTGAAACCAATAACAGCGTAACGGTTGAGGTAAAAAGAAAAATTACTGACCGGAACGGCAAAACGTTTAGCGAAGACATGCAGGTAGTAACAGGTAATGCAGCTTGCGCTATTGCGTATCGTAATGCGGTATTCAAAGTTGTGCCAGGTGCGCTTGTTGCTGATGTTTACGAGAAGGCCAGAGAGGTTGCCAAAGGCACATCTGAAACATTGGTTGCTCGTAGAGATAAAGCCGTAAACTGGTTTAAAGAACAAAAGGTAACGGAAAAACAAATCTGTGAGGCGTTGGGTATTGTTAAGGTTGAGGATATTGACCTTGAACACTTAGCAACTCTTACCGGTATGAGAACGGCGCTTAAAAATCAGGAAACAACAATCAAGGATTTATTTTCTACTAAGGAAGAAGATTATGATTGGGTGAACTTAGCACTACTCCTTGATGCAAAAGAAAAATCACTAACTTCAACTAAACTTGCAGCAGCGAAGCGAATAATTAAAGACGAAGAAAAAACCGGGTACAAAAGACTTCGAGACGAATTAATGGCACTTTAAAATAGTAACAATGAAAGCAGTATATTTTGATATTGAAACCACAGGAGTTAAGTTTTGGAAAAACGGAATACACCAACTTTCCGGGTGCATAGAAATTGATGGTGAGGTCAAGGAATCATTCAACATTAAAACAGCACCATATCGGGAAGCTATAATTGAAGATGAAGCATTGAAAGTTGGCAATGTAACCAAGGAACAAATAATGGCTTACCCTGAAATGGGAAGTATGCACCGATTTTTTGTTTCACTGCTTGGAAAGTACGTTGACAAATTTAATAAGCAAGATAAGTTTTTCCTTATAGGGTATAACAACGCCTCGTTTGATAACCAATTTTTACGGGCATGGTTTACGCAGGCGAATGATAATTATTTTGGTTCATGGTTTTGGAGCAGCAGTATTGATGTGATGGTACTCGCATCTGAACACCTGAAAGAAAAACGGGCTTCAATGGTTGACTTTAAATTAAAAACCGTAGCCGTTGAAATGGGTATAACCATTGATGAAAGCAAACTACACGACGCGGAGTATGATATTCAATTAACCAGAGAAATTTATTACAAAATAATAAAAAAGTAACCAATGGGAGAAGCAGTTAGAACATCGGCAATCAGAGTAGGTAACTTCACCTCGTCAGAAATTTGTAAGTTAATGACGGAGCCAACGGCGGCAGCATTAAAGAAAGGTGAAACATTCGGAGCACCAGCAAAAACCTATATCACTGAGAAGAACATGGAGCGCAGGCTGGGCAGACCACTGTCCGATGATGTTACAGCACGTCCGTTAGCATGGGGAGAGTTGAATGAAAAGAGGGTGTTCGACCTACTAGGTATCGAGTATAAGGAGTGCAGTCAAGAAACAATTATTCATCCTCGGTTTGATTTTTGGTCAGGTAGCCCTGATGGTCAGAAATTCGATGATGAAGGAAATACTTTGGCAGAAACTAAGTGCCCGCAAACATTAAAATCATTTTGCACTTTGGTAGATTGTATCAAAGATGGATTGACCGGTATTGAAATAATGAATCTTATTCGTGAAAATCATACCGATGGAGATAAATTCTTTTGGCAGTGCGTTTCCAATTCTATACTAACCGGTAGTAAGTTTTCGGAATTAATTATTTATGTTCCGTACAAATCTGAACTGGAAGCGATAAAAGAGCTTGCGCGTAATTATGATGGTGCAGACCAATGGAAATACAAATGGATTGATACGCCCAATGATGAAGAATTGCCTTACTTATTGGATGGCGGGCACTACAAGAATTTAAATATAATAAAATGGGAAGTTTCCCAAGAAGACATAAAAAATTTAACTGAAAGAGTATTAGCGGCCGGAAAATTATTAGTACCTATAAAATGAAAATTCTTATATTTGCATTACTTATCAACGTAGTACATGCGAATCAAACTCTTAACTATAAACCCCTGCACAGTTGCAACCCGCCCTATGGCTACGTTGATAAGTCTTCTGTGTGGGGCTTTGTTTGTATGAAAGGGAAAATACCATATACAAAAATCTGCAATATATGTAGATTAGAAAAACCAATAACAGAGTTCGATAAAAACAAAACCCATAATAGGTATATCAGTAAATGCAAAGAATGCAGAAGGAACTATTTGCGCGAGTACTGGTCTTTAAGGAAAGATAAGTTAAGGGATTATTATAATAAAAATAAAGAAAAAATACTTATAGATAGAAAAAATTACCGAACAAAAAACAGGGAAATTGTTCTTGCTAAACTTAGGGAAAACTATCACAAAAAAGCAGAGTATTATAAAAAAGTTAGAAAAGAATATGTTTCTTCAAACCGAAAAAAAATAAACGACTTTATAAATAACAAAAAAAACAGTAACCCGATTTTTAAAATTAGATGTAATCTACATAAAAGAATATGGGAGGCTTTTAAAAATGGTAATTGGAATAAAGGAGGTAAATCAGAAATTCTAATAGGAACAACCTTTATTGACGCCAAGAATCACCTTGAAAAACAATTTACAGAAGGAATGTCTTGGAGTAATTATGGCACATGGCATATAGACCATATTATACCATTGGCGATAGCAAAAAATGAAAAGGAGTTAAGGGCACTTTGTCATTATACTAATTTACAACCATTATGGGCTAAAGACAATTTTTCAAAGGGGAAAAAATGTAGCGAAGAAGATAAATCTGCATTAACGGCCAGAGTAATAGAAGCCGGTAAACTTTTAATCAGTCACCAAAAATCAATATAGTATGGAAACAAACACCAATGACTTAGCGCAAGGGCAAAAGCCACAACCAACCAAAGGAGAGTACCGTGTAGGTATTGACTTTAACCCGGGCGGACACCCGCAGGTAAAATCAATCAAACAAAAAGCAGCGGCGTTGATTGACTATCTTGAAGAAATTGCTTTAAATAGCGATAACCCGGAAGTAAAAAGGTTGTGTGCTTTAGCTCAAACACAATTTGAAGATGGCGCTATGTGGGCAGTTAAAGCTGCTACTAAGCCAGCGCAATAAATCAGGTTGGGGGATTAGCTCAGTTGGTTAGAGCAATTTCAATCCGGTAGCGGAAGCAAGTATGTATGAAATCAGAAAGCAGCGTAAAGATTAAATAGGTCGGTCGTTCAATTCGTCCATCCTCCACTAAAAACAAAAACTATGAAACAGGAAATTCAACTTTTAAAATCCGCAGCAGTAGAAATAAAACAGTTGCGTCAGTCAAATATGCTAATGTCTGCGAGACTTGATATGTTTGATAAAATGATGCTTATATTTAATACAAGACCGGCATATCAAAACGAAGGATTGTCAGAAGATATAGTATGGCAAATGGAAAAATTCATTGAATCTAATAAGGAGTAATGAAAAATCCCAGTAAAATAGTTGAAACAAAAAACGGTTTGAAGGGTATCGTTTATAACAAGGAGTGCGCCACATTGAAGAAAGGTGACAAGATACCGGTTCATGTTTTACCGGAAGCACCTGGATTGCCCGATAAATTATTGTGCAATGCCTCAGATTTAAAGGTGATAGGATTTATTGATTAGTAACTTAAAAAACCATTATATGTCAAAGAAAATAACCAAAGTATCATTCAAGGCGGCAGGTGAAGGCGGCGTAAAGATTTCGTATGAGAACTACGATACAACAGGACTGAAAGACGAAACGAACAAAAACAGCAAGCATGTGCCGCATGAAACCTTTAAGGCAGCAATGCAAAGATTAAAAGGGCACATGTTATTAATTTCTGAAATGATACCCACCGCACCGGTTAAGAAATACGAGAAATTAGAATTGACCGAACAGCAGCAGCAAGATTACAGAGTATGTGGCTTTACTGTATCAGGGGATGGAGATAAGGAGGGAATAATTATCACCGGATACAAAACACTAAGCAACGGATTGGGTTTTGTATTCAACACACCTAACACTCGCGTTGAGAACGAAGGCGAAAGCGCTTACCCGCATATATCAGAGTTGTTGGCTGACATCGAATTGGTTAAGGATGAAGCGGAACAGTATCTTCGCGGTAAATATGGGGTTCAGCAGGGGGAATTATTCCCAGAGAGAGAACCAGCAGAGCAGGATTAAGATAATCCACATATAGCGGCCTCGTAAAGCACTTGGTTTTTCCTACTCACGATTTGCTTTGTCCTGTCGGTTTCGTGAGCCATATAGCGTAGTTATAAGCTACGGGAAGTTAGGTCGAAAGGATAGTGTGAGGCTGCGCTGAAAAACGGGAGGGGTGTAAAAGCTCCTCCCTATATTTTTCACTAATCTTCAAGGCGAACATTAATAGCCATCAAGCCCTTCTTTCCTTCCTGAACATCAAACACTACGTTATCGCCTTGTTTAATTCCACTGGCAGAAACATTAGTGCCATGCACGAAATACTCGGTGGTTCCATCATCAGATTTTATAAATCCGTAATTCTTTGATTCATTAAAAAATTTTACAACGCCCCTTTCCATAATAATTTTTTTTACTGGTTAATAATATGCGAATATAAAAAATCTGCTTATATTTGGATTGCTTAGAAAATATCAGGAAAAAAATATTCATAAACCTATTGTCCGCGTCCTCTGGTAACTTCTAAGCAATTTTATCCTCTTAGGGCGCGGGCAGTCTTTTTTATGAAACTAATTCCACTCACACAAGGAAAGTTTGCACAAGTTGAGGATTACGAATACTTGATGCAATGGAAATGGTATCTATGGCAATCAAAAGACCAAGCTACTGAATATGCTGTCAGGCAAATCTATTTTCCGAAGACAGAAACCAAAAAACGCTATCAACAAACCATTAGAATGCACCGGCAAATATTGGGCATTATTAATACGAAAATATTGATAGACCACAGAGACCATAATGGATTAAATAATCAAGGGATCAACATCAGGGTGGCTACAAGAGCACAGAATAATTCTAATCGCACAGGTTATGGAAGCTCGAACTATCTTGGCGTATCAAAACACACTACAAGCATAAAAGGGAAAGACTACATAGGCTGGCAGGCAGCAATTGCAGGAAAATATATTGGATTTTTTGATACCGAAGAACAAGCTGCAAAAAAATACGATGAATATGCAAGAACAAAATACGGAAGTTTCGCTAACCTTAATTTTCCATAGCAATTACTATTTTTGATAAATGAACATTGCCCCAATAAATGTAATAAACATAAAGCTTCCGGAAAGGAGGGCCGGTGAATCGCCCAGAGAGTACGTTTCCCGGTGCGGCATAGACCCCATACATACCGACATTATATTTTCAATTTACGAGGAATTAAGAATGAAAAGCTTTGAGCAGGCCGTAGCTCATGCCATGGCAATGTTCTCAGCTATTCAGGATTTGTTTTATTACAATGAACCAGAAATATCACTACCACCGTTCCTTATAACTGTAAAGGAAAGTAGTTATAGTAGGCGATACAGAGACAGGTATCGTAAGTTAGACCTCAACTCAAAACGGTATATAACTACCCGCAGAATACTTGTAACGGATTCACACGAAAATCTTTTGCTAATAAAAAATAAATATGAATCAGCGCCAGAATTGATAGAGAAAGCTATGTTACACGGATTCACCACAAAAAAGGAACTAACAAAAAAGGTTAGAAATATTAATAAGTGGAACAAAAAAGCAATAATTACCCAGAGCATATCTCGAAAGAAGAAAAATAAGTGCCGTAAAAACAACGGTTTTTACAAGATGAAAGAATTTATGTAAATATTTTTACCTTTGAACAGTTAAACTCACATTTATTAATTATTAAAAACCACTACCAATGACCAGTACAGTACTCAAAATGAACGCCAACGGCGGGCCTCAATTCACTTACAACGAATTAAATGGAATGAAAGATGCCTTCGACATGATTAGGGGCCTTAATTCCACAATCCAAACAAAAGAGGGCCCGCAGATAAAGCCCATTGATGCCAAGGTAGATTATTGGCTTACAAAAAATGAGGCTATACTGGATGCAGTACTTAAGCCTATTTCCGAGCAGGATGAAAAGGTATTGATGAAGTACATAAAGACCTACGAAAATAAAAAGTTTGATAAACCGGTTCGGGTGTGGAGAGGAAAAGATGATGAAGATACTTTTGTTGGTGACGTTAACCTTGGCTATTTTGATGTAATTAAAAAAACAGCCGAAGAAACTAAAGATGGTGAAGAGCTCGAATACCTGGTAGAAATTAAAGTACCTCGTCAGTGGGAAAAAGTAACACCGGCAGAAAAAGAAGGAGAGGAACCAAAGGTAGAAAAAGTAGGCTATGAAGTTTTCTGGCTCACAGAAAACAGTAAAGCAGAGTTTCACTTAGAGTTGTTTGAAATGCACAGCAAAGAAAAATACCCTGTACAGCTTTATAAATTGAAACATGAAGGCCTTTCAAACCTTCAGATAGTAAAGGTTAACCGTCAGGGCCAACCAATAGAAGATTTCGTGAAACTTATTTATGATAACGCAATATCAGAATAAAAATGTTAATCACCCTAAAGGTTACTAAAACTACCGATAACACTAAAACCCCTACTGAGATGGATTTCCCAGTAGGGGCTATTGCTTTGCAGGATTGGACAGATAGCGATGGCAAAACTGCTACCCCAAATAGATGTAAGGTTTTTTTCCAAGGCGTAATGTATCAGGCCCATTCATCCAGAAAAGACATTAAGCAGGCAATATTAAATACCGGAATGAAAATAGTTACCCTGTGATAATCAATGTAACAACAAAAAACGGTACAGTTAAAATAAATCAGGACTTTGCCTCTCAGGTACCAGAGTTCGGAGCAGTATTAGAAGACCCAGAGTTGGGAGAAAAATATTTAGCTTTCGTTATTTACTTGGTTGACAGTGGGGAAGATAACCTCTACAGTGCCTTACCAGAAGAAGTTAGGAGAGATGAAATAATTGGTAGCCTTGAATTGCAGCCATCGAAGACCAAAAGCAAAAAAGTTAGTGCTGCGATTAAAAAGTATAAGGTTTTCAACGATAGCAACGTTCAGTATCAGTTCAAGGCAGCATACGAGAAGGGGATGAAAAAGCTATCTTCTTTCGTTTCCAGTGCAGATGTTGATGAGAAAAATTCCAAGGACTTTGCATCGGTTCTTTTCGACATGCCTAAAATAATGGCAGGTGCAACGGAGATTCAAAAATTAGGGGCGGGCATGCCCAAGAAGGTATTTACTAAGGCGGGCAAAACACTAACAGAGAGGGAACAACGTGATGCAAACTAAGCCAGAAGCTATTTATCCAGACGTTGATATAATACCCGGCGTAAGCACAAAGGGCTACGGGATAATTATAGAAACCACTATCAGGAAATTACATAACGGAAAATGGTATCTTCAAAAGATAAAAGATGAATACTATGGAAATACCGAAGAAGAATTTCAGGATAGGTTGATTGAATTTTACAAAAAAGTTTACACCCAAATTACAATAGGTTTTGTATCTCCAAGTATTTGTGATGGGCAAGGAATTCCCATATATAAATTAGACCCACAACAAATTACAGAAGTTGAACGGATGAGGGAGGTTACACTATCAAAGATGCCAGAGGGAATGGCAAAGGACGTTATTCGTATTATGTATAAAGACAAATCTGATGGTATCCCTACCGCCTAATTATACCCCTTGGGCATAGTGTCCGAACATTTCTATCTTTGCTAAGTAATGAAAGTGTTTTTTACTATGCTTGAATAACTACCACCAGTTCTCGCCTATACCACGAAATGGGCTTCCCGATTATCCCGATGGAGATGCCAGGTGGCAACCTTGGCTTACCGAAATGGAGCACTACTGCACTCACGGATACGATGTAGGAGGAGAACACATAACAGGCAGATATTTTTTTCATCTAAACTTCGGAATTGTTGAAGGCCTCGACGAGAGAAAAAAACGTGTTCCAATAAGCCCATACCATGTTGATGTAATGAAAGAGGCGTTCGACCTGATTGACTATTCCGAGAGCAGGGGAGAAAACACTTTTATTTGGAAAGCTCGGGATAAGGGTTTCAGTTACAACATGACCAGTATTGCATTGCGGGAAATGATGTTTGAGAAAAATGCAGTTGCCCTTACCCTTTTCCCAAAAGGAGAAAATGTCAGGCACAAGCCAAACTTTATTCTCAAATACAACACAACATTTAATGGACTGCCGGAGTGCATGAAGCGGTACCCGAGGCTAAGTGAAAGCAAAGACCTATACCACTATGGATATAAGGTTTACGATGAAGAAACCAAAAACGAGAAAACAAAGGGAGCCAATAATTTAATCTCATTTCAGCAGGTTACTAATAAAGATATTGCAAAGTCTTTCCGGGCTGGTATAATAATTATTGAGGAGGGTGGTGAAATTGATTGCCTTAAGGATTTGATAATGGCGAATGAAGCCGTAGGAGTTACCGGAGGCGAGCGGTACGGAACTACCATACTTGGAGGTACCAGTAACGAGAACAATGCAGGGTATGAAGACGTAATGTTATTATGGGATAATGCAAAAGCGTTTAGGTTCAATAAAATGTTTATACCACGCAGTATGGCGCTGTTGGGATGGATACCACAATACGACACCCCTAAGTATAGCGACAAGCAAAAAATAATTGGTTATAAGCAGGCGATAAATTATGAAACCGGTGAATCGCTTAGAGATATTGCAAATGCACACTTCGAGAGAGAACGCCAGAGAATAGAATCTACCGGCGATGCGGTGGCGCTACTCGAGCATAAGCAAAACTACCCTGAGAATGAAGATGAAGCATTTTTAAGGCTCACTACCTCTCCATATCCGGTAGAGGAGTTGAATATTCAAAAACGTATTATAGAAGTAAACGAGCCGCTAAAAGCACAAATTGAGGTTGGAAACCTTGAATTAGTGCCGGGTAAAAACGGAGCACCGGCTACGGTAAAATTTAGTGCATGTAGAGATGGACGGTGGAAAATATACCTGCACCCGAAAGCCAACCTTGAATATAAAGACACCATAGGCATTGATACGATTAAAGACGAAGACATTGTTGATAGCGATAGTAAATGGGCAATCGTAGTGTACCGGCAGTTTCAGAGCATGAAAGAATTAAGCGGGCTACCTGTGTGTATTTATCATCACCGCAGCACCTCTACAACCTCACTATTATGGGATTCTCTTTTAACCAGCATGTATTATGATGCTATGACCCTGTTCGAAGAAATCGGTATAAAAAAGTTTTCAGAGTTTTATATCGAGAACGGAGGGGCAAAATATTTAGCATGGCGACCAACATTACTTACTGAACTTGGAAGCAATGCACAAAATAAATGGGGCGTAAAACCTAATAGTCCTGTGGCTATGAGTGCATCTCGTAGGTTCTCTATTGAAGCTACCAGGGAAAATTATATGAACCACGTTTTCCCTGACCTCATAAAAGCCCTTATAGATACTGCCGGGGATAAGAAACCGGATTTAGAAGCGGCTTACCGGTGGGCAATATTGGAAGGTATCGAGATGATTGAAACCAAAAAGAAAGCCGAGGAATCGCGTAAAAGAAGCATCAGGAAAAAGCCACAACGGAGGCTGATTAATAAGGGAGGCAGACTGATAGTAACAAAAACGGAGCAGGAGTTTAACAACTACAAAATTAAAATCGCATGAGCACCACTGGACAAAAAGACGAATTTGTAACGTTTCCGGATTATATAGTTCCGGCAGCAGAGTTTCCAATAACCGAAATGAATAAACGCATAGCGGATATTGAAAACAAACTTTCTATAAAGTATAAAGCCCTTGACGACGAAAAGAAAACAAACGGCGACCAGACTAGAACCTGGCATAACCTACGAGACACCATAAATCAGCTTGAGGCAAAAAAAGAAAAAATATACGACCACCCGCAATGGAAATGGGCAAAGCAATTTGGAAGCGCTTTAATAGTTTATAGCGAAAATTGCTTTACTACTCACGACGAAAGAATGATTCAGTATTTAGATGCCCGGGTAGATGAAGGGGAATTTGCGCACGTTACAGAATTTTATAAAGGACAAAACGGAGAAGCACTACCAGCAATTTTAAGGCAGGTTAATCAAGTACCGGCAGTGGCTAACCGGTTATGTGGAGAGGTAGATACCATTGGCTTCAACTACACAGTAGCAGTTATTGATACCGATAGTATAAATGAAAAGCTTGACGACCACGCTGAAAAAACAGCAGATGCATTTACCAGAATTATACGACAGAAAGCGGGAGTAGAAAAAATACTTGGCAAACCGGTAGAAGATGCTGATAGCTGGCAGACCGAAGAAGCACCAGACTTTGATAAATTCAATTTTGCAAATCATAAATTGGACGAGGAAGTAATGGTGAAGAGAGGATTAGATTACCTTATGCGTAAAACCGACCTTGCATTTACCCATAAACTTTCTCACGAAGCATTCCGTAAATACATTGCAACTTCTAAAATGTGCCTTGAGGTATGGGATGATATTGAAGACCCGAATATAACGCCGGTTGACCCAAGAGATTTATTTTATATACTTTCCAGAAACAGCCCCTTTATTCAACATGGTATCGGTGCCGGTAGATATTTTGCTGCTACACCACAGGAAATTATACAGATGTGCCCAGAGATGCCATATTCAGATATTAAAAGGCTTCGGGAAATTGCTAGTGAATATTTAACCGGTAAGCAAGGGCCGGAATGGTTAAATAAACACGGTGGATTTGTAGTTCGCAGGTCAGATTATTTACAGCCGTTTTACCTACACTGCTGGAGGTTTAATTTCATGGCTACTAAAAGGGTAAGAATAAGGCTGATAGAAAATAAATTTGACCTTGAAAACCCCTATGAAAAATATGTAGATGATAATGAAAATGATAAAAATGCAGAGTACGTTTACCGGTACGTAGATGAATTGTGGGAAGGGTACCGATTCGGTTACGATATTTTCTACCAACTCAGACCGGTTCCGGGGCAACATAAGTACGGAGACTATGTAGAAAAGAAAACACTTAATTTCATTGGAATAGTTGACCCTAATCCTTCACTTGGACAATTAATGCAGCCCATCGAGGCACTGAGGATGGAAGTATTTTTTGCTATTGAGCGATTAGTAGCCCAAGTGAGAGGGAAAATAATGGTAGTTGACGAAGCCAATGAAAGCGACAGCGCGGACAATCAGTATAATTCAATGACCCATGCGGTATGGAAAATAAATAGCGCCAAAGAAGGTGACCAGCAACTTATGGGTCCACTCGGCGCTAAAAAAGCAGCTATGCCAGAAGTATTGGACTTAGGGCTTTCCACAACCATACGAGAATTATATAGCTTTATTGGGTTTTTAGACCAGAATATTGCTCAACTAACAGGCATTACAGGCCCGCGCAGGGGAGAAGTAAAATCTGACACCGGGCTTGGACAAAGCGAGAAGGCTCAAGAGGCAAGCAGCATGGCTACACAGCCTTACTTCACTACTTTTTACACCATTGTTCAAATGACACTTGAAAAAGTCATTGAGCAAATGCAGAGAACCTGGGCCGGTAAAGACATTACTAAGTATTTTCTGGGCAGAGATGGAGCTGAATTGCTTAGATTGATTGGCGATAAGTGGCCACTACCTAAGTACGGTTTGTTTTTGGAAAATGCAGCAAACGACCAGGTAATCAAGGGACAAATTTACAAATTAGCAGAAACGTTGATGCCTATTCAAAATGAACCAGACCTAGCCTTGGCACTAATAAAAATTATAAATTCAAACGGGGCAAAAGAAGCTGAGCGTATTTTCGAAAAAGGTATTGAAGCCCTTAAAAAATCTAAAGCCAGTGAAGCAAAATCCGAAAAAGAAAAAATGGCCCAAGAGGAAAAAATGGCACAGATGGAAGAGCAGAATAAATACATGCGCGATAAGTTGAAAGCTATTGATGGGCCGGTTGCAGTAGAGCAGTTGAGGGGTAAATTTGGATTGGAGAAAGAGGAAATGAAGCTCGACCATAAGAAAAACACGCAACAGGTTTCAAAAACTGATAAAATTGATTTAATGGTTGCGGCTAATGAACTGGACAAGGATAAAAGAGAACACGAACAAAAATTAGAGCCGGAGCCGGCAGCAAAATAGTTTAATAATACCTTTGGATTAATTAAATTAAAAAAATTACTTTTGTGAAAACTAAAAAACAGAAAAAGATGAAAAAGATATTCGCACTACTTATGATTATGGTTTCCTTTGCCTTAACAGGTTGGAGCCAGCCCGTAATAAATGTTTTCGCTGGCAACGGACAGACAGGAAATAATATGGCGGCAAATGGTGTAACAGCTATATTGGCCAACGTTAATCCGGTATCAGTATGTACTGACACGGCGCACAACGTTTATTATATTGATGCCCTTTCAAATAGTATCAACGAAATACTATATCCAAGCGGCGTAATAACTGTTATTGCAGGTGCCTACAATGTTGGCCCTTATGGAACCATTCATGGTTACGGAGGAGACGGCGGGAGTGCCCTAAATGCGGTATTTAACCATCCACAAGGTCTTTGCGCGGACGATTCAGGAAATGTTTATGTATGCGACCTAGCTAATTTTAGGATAAGAAAAATCCGAAAATCAACAGGTATTATAACTACTAAAGCGGGAACAGGAGTTCAAGGAACAACCGGTAATGGAGGAAAGGCTATTAACGCCACACTAGGGGCACCGTATAGTATAACTTGTGACCTATCCGGGGCACATATATATTTCGTTGACCAATATGCGAATATGGTACGACTTATACAAGGAGATTCAGTATATCAATTTGCCGGTAGCGGAGTAGTTGGTGCGCCGATTACGGGGCATGGATTTGATACCACACAATTTAATCTTCCTGCAGGAATATGTTATAGTCAGGATAGCGGCAATGTTTATGTAGCAGATAGGGGAAACAACTGTATTCAGAAACTAAATAAAGCCTCTGCTAAAGTTAGCGTATATGCGGGTAATCAAACTGCAGGTTTTACCGGTGATGGCGGAGCAGCTACATCGGCTGAATTAAATGCGCCAGTTTCGGTATCGGTTTACAATGATACCGGATCGGTGTATATAGCCGACCAGCTAAATAACAGAATACGAAAAGTGGCAAATTCTACACGGATTATAACAACTGCAGCCGGAAATGGAACACAAGTAAATACTGGCGGTGGCGGACTACCTACAAACGCAGGCCTTAATACCCCATTTTCAGTATGCTTAGACCCAAATACAAAGTATTACTTTGCGGTCAACGGATATTATATAATGGGAGCCACAAGCCACTAATACCTTGAATGATTTTACCACTTTGGAGCTATCAGTAGAATGGTACATGCCCGGCTTTTTTTATTTTAAATATTTTGAATTATCAAAAAAGTATTAATTTCGCTTCATGAGTAATAATAAACCGACTGTACCAACCAAGATACATGGCTGAAGAACTTAATGCAGATCAAATTCTAGAAATAGAGAATAATAAAAAAGCTCAAGAAAAACTTGATGCTGATAAACTTGCCGCTGAGCAATTCGTAGGTAAAAATCCTATTCCACCCAAAGAAGAGGATAAGTCGGAAAAAAAGGTAGAAAAACCAGAATCAAAGAAAGGAGATGCCCCCGAAGGTGGAGAAGATGATTTTGAAGTGGACTACGAACAGATACTAAAAGACAAACAGACTACCGGTAAAAAGAAAATTGAAGCATCAAGGTTTAAAGAAATTGACGACGATTTTGGTGTTGACGAAGACCTTGAGCTTGATGAAGCTACCGCAAACATACTTGAAAAAGTACTCGCCAGAACATCGGACTATAAGAAAAAGGGCAACGAATACAAGGTTATAGCCGAATCTCAAGATGTTATTGAAAAAGATGATAAGATAAAAGCGTGGTCTTCCCTTTACCAACTGGACGACGAAAAACTAGCAACTACTGTTTGGGAAAATAAATATATTAGGGCAGGAAAAACAGCAGAAGACGCTAAATCATTAGCCGAGGCCAAGATAGCCGATATGAAGGAGAAAACTCCTGCCATGATAGCTACCATAGCAGAAGAATCAAGGCTGGACCTGCAAGCAGCAGCAAACGACAGAATTTCCGAAATCCGAAAAAATATTTCTGATACTAAAAAGGCGTTAAGTCTTTCTACAACAACCGATCCAGAGCTTGTCAAGAAAACCGTCGAGGCACTATCTAAGATAGAAAACTTCGCAGGGTTGAAGGTGGGCAGTAAGAATCCGGCTACGAAGAAAGATATTATGAAGCCTGTTGAAGCCAAAATTAAGGATGGCTCTTTTTTGAAGAAGTTGCAGGAAAACCCCGAGTTACTCGCAGAGGTAGCCTACTACGACGAATATAAGGAGCAAATCACAGCGGCAGTTAAGAGACGCGGAACAGACCGGAAAAAAGGTGGGGAAAATCTCAATAAGGCCCCACACAGTAACGGAACTGAATCTGTCAGACAGGAGAAAAAGAACTCTGGTGCTGGCGGCATGATGTCCGAA